TTTATGAATAAAAAAAAGGGAGGTTGTGAAACCCCCCATTTATAAGATTAAATAATTTGTGCTGCTACAACTGCACAAGTGTCAAGAACACCTGTACCGCCTACAGTATTATATGCTAATCTTAAGTTTTTAGTTGTTGATGCAACGGCTGATGAGCCGCCAGCGGGAACAACTGTACCGCTTGTATCTGAGACGGAGACACGGGTTTCTGTTCCTTGACAGGAACCGTATTCTCCAACTGCTGTTGGAACTGCCATAATA